TGTTACGGCAGTTATTCTTATTATGTTTAACTACTTCTTCCCTGATCTTTTATTCCATCCTATGTCATGAAACTTGCTATCATTACAGATCAACATCTAGATGGTCGTAAAGGTTCTGCTGCATTCTGGGCATTCTTTAAGAAATTTTATGATGAAATCTTTTTCCCTACTCTTGAAAGAGAGGGTATCACTACCGTTTTTGATCTTGGCGACACATTTGATAATCGAAAGTCTCTGGATTATAATACTCTTGCAAGGATTAAAACAGACTATTTCGACAGACTTAGAAAGTATGATGTACACATGATTCTAGGGAATCATACGACATACTATAAGAATAGCAGTCATATCAATTCCCCTGAGTTGTTGTTGGAACAGTACGATAATATTAAAGTGTACTCTAATCCACACGAGTGTTCTTTTGGTGGTAAGAACTTTTTACTATTACCTTGGATCAATGGTGCTAACGAAGAAAACTCTGAATGGTTCATAAAGAATAGCAATGCTGATATATGTTGTGGACATCTAGAGGTTGATGGGTTTGAAGTAACACCTGGTATGAAGTTCCAAGGTGGACGTGCTATCAAAGACTTTCATAGATTTGATCGTGTATGGTCAGGACACTTTCATCATAGGTCTAAGAAACAAAATGTCCAGTACTTAGGTAATCCATATCAGATGTACTGGAATGATTATAAGGATCCTAGAGGGTTTCACATATATGATACCGAGACTGATAGACTAACATTCTACAAGAATCCATTTGAAATTTTCACCAAAATATACTATAATGATGTTGAGAGATCCTACAACAATTTTGACTACAATGAGCACAAAGATACTTTTGTAAAAATCATTGTAGAAGAGAAGAGAGATTACGCACAGTATGAAACCCTTCTCGACAATCTATATCATGTTGGTGTTCATGATGTAAAAACTGTGGAGACACTGGTTGATACAGATGACTCTGACTCAGATATTGAAGTCAAAGATACCTTAACACTTCTTAATGAATACATTGATGATGTTGATATCGCTGTAGATAAAACCGACCTTAAGCGTCTTATGCAATCTCTATACATAGAGTCATGTGAGGTAGTATGAATGTTTATCCTTTGTCTAACAGGAAAACCAGAGAAAGTATTTTCGGTCATGGGACCAGATGACTTTCAGGTTATTCCTATGTTCGTAGACGAAGAAGATGCTGAAAGGTATGCGTTTCTTATTGACGAGATAAATGAACTAGGTCTTCCAGAACTTGATGTTATGGATGTTGATGGTGAAACTATAATGGCTGCATGTGCTAGTCAGAATACTGAATTTGTTGTTTATGAAAAGGATGATTTAATAATTCCTCCACGTATTTTATGATTATATTTGAAAAGGTTCGTTGGAAGAATTTCCTATCAACAGGAAATACTTTCTCTGAAGTAGACCTACTCAAAAACAAAACTAATCTCATCATTGGAGCCAATGGTGCTGGTAAGTCAACCATCCTAGATGCGTTGACCTTTGCTTTGTTTGGCAGAGGGTTTCGTAAAATTAGTAAGTCTGCTTTAATCAATAGTATTAACGAGAAGGATTGTCTAGTTGAGTTAGAGTTTAGTATTGGTAACAATAAATATACAGTCTTACGTGGTATCAAACCTAATAAGTTTTTAATCTATTTGAATGGTGAACCTTTAGATCAAGATCATACGGTAGCAATACAGCAGAAGAATCTAGAACAGAACATACTACGAATGTCGTACAAGTCATTCACACAGGTTGTAGTGCTTGGTTCATCTACATTTGTTCCTTTCATGCGACTACCACAAGTCCAACGTAGAGAGATCATTGAGGATATCTTAGACATTCAGATCTTCTCAGTTATGAATGACTTGTTGAAGGATAAGGTTAGAGATAATAGAGATGAACTCTACAAACTAGAAGGTGAGTTGAATGTACAGAAGCAACAGATAGAACTACAAAAGAATTATATGCTAGAGTTAGAAAAGAAAACTCAGGCAGAAGTAGAAAGAAAACAAAACAAGATTGTAGAACTAGAGGGAGATGAGGTAATATCTTTGAAGTCAATAGACGAACACAACAAGGATGTTTCTAGACTACAGTTAGAATTGACTGAACTATCTGATGTATCTAAAAAACTAAAGAAACTTTATAGTTTTAGAACTAAGGTAGATCAAAAAATTAAAAGTCATCAACGTGATCATAAGTTTTTTCATGATACAGAGAGTTGTCCTAAGTGTGGGCAGGGTATTGGTGAAGACCATAAGAAAGAAATGATTCTTTCTACAGAGATGAAGATTGCTGAACTTGATAGTGGTTATGTAGAACTAGAAGAGTCTATTAAAGAAGAAGAAGATAGAGAACAGCAATTTACTCGTGTGTCTGGTAGAGTAATTGATATCAATGCTGCTATCAACCAATTGAATTTCCAGATCAGTTCAACCAGAAGCATCATAAAGGATATTGAATTTGAGATAGATGAACTTAATAAAGATACTACTGATAAGAAAGCAGAGTTTCAGAAACTCAAAGGGTTGATAGAAACCAGTAATGAGACTAAGACTTCTCTTGCTAACACTAAGAAGGATAAAGACACTTTGTTTGTTGCTAGTAAACTGTTAAAGGACAGTGGTATCAAGACTAGAATTATCAAAACATACCTTCCCACGATGAATAAACTCATCAATAAGTATCTACAAGGTATGGAGTTCTATGTAAATTTTACATTGGATGAAAACTTTGAAGAAACTATTAAGTCTAGATATAGAGACATCTTCACCTATGAAAGTTTTAGTGAAGGTGAGAAAGCACGTATCGATATTGCTCTCTTGCTTACATGGAGAAACATTGCTAAACTTAAAAATAGTGTGGACACTAACCTCCTTATTCTAGATGAAATCTTTGACGGATCGCTTGACCAGTCTGGTTCTTCTGATCTTGGTTGGATCTTACGTAATTTCGATGATAGCACTAATGTATTTGTGATCTCTCATAAAGAATCTATGAGTGATAAGTTTGATCGTACCCTTATAGTAGAAAAACCAAAGAACTACAGTACTGTATCTGAATATTAATTATGGCGACTCTAATTAGTAATATGCCTGCAGAGGAAGTGTGGGTAAGAAAAGAATATCTCACAGACTTTCAATCAGGTCATGGTGAATTTACACAAGGTGTTTGGGTATCATGTAAATCCATGCCTGGTAGAGCATTTTATTTTGAAACATATCTACCAGAATATGCAGCAATCTATGATAAATTACCTATCAGTGCATTTGTAAGCAAACCTAAAACACCAGATCCAGACATGGATCTACCCAACCTACAGTTCTGGAACTGCATGGATTATGGTGTTACAACTATATGCAAACAGTTTATAGGTTCTATGGACTATGAGTTATACACTAGAGATTTTGGATCTCAATTTGGTAAGTATATAATTACGATTGATAACTATCATGATGAACCAGACACACCAGACTACAGCACAGCAGAAACACCATCAGAACATAAGAGTCATAATCTTATACAATTAACTAATGGTCAGTTTGCTTTGTATCCTAATAATAGAATGAGAATATATGATAACTCATTGACTCCAAAAAATCCTAAGATGCCCGACTTCAAAGTTTCAACTGAAATATTCAGTGTAGAACGTGGACACATGGAGAGATACGGAGACACTGATGATTATCATTATGGTATTCCGAAAGAATGAATATTAGTGTGCCAGTTAACAAACTGGTCGTAGGGTGGTTTACTTCATGGTGTTATGGTGTAATATAGGTATATCAAACAAGGAGAAGCATGACCCTACAAAACGAAATCAAAGGTAACCTTGCTAGATTGCTTGCTACTGAGAATCTTATTGTAGAGCATCGTGCAGACATTTCAACAGCATCATTTGATGTACAGAGAAGAGTCCTTCAGTTACCTAAGTGGGATCTTGCTAGTAACACTGTATACGATATGCTAGTAGGTCACGAGGTTGGACATGCATTGTTCACACCTAATGAAGACCCATCAGAGTTTGGTGCTCCTATGGAATTCGTTAACGTGATTGAAGATTCACGTATCGAGAAACTAATCAAACGTAAGTATGCTGGTTTACCAAAGATCTTTAACACTGCTTACAGAGAGTTGAGTGATGATGATTTCTTTGGTATCGAAGGTGAAGAGTTAGACCAGTTAACATTGATTGATCGTATCAATCTTCACTGTAAGGTTGGTGCTTATGCAATGATTCCTTTTGCAGAAGATGAAGTTGTATTCGTCAAACGTACTGAAGCAGCAGAAACATTTGAAGAAGTACTTGAAATTGCTAAGGATGTATATGGTGAGCAGAAAAGACAGAAAGAAAGTTTAGCAAAAGCAGAGCAAGGTCAAGAAGGATCAGGAACAGGATCACAAGATCACAGCGAAAATTCTACTTCAGCAGAACAAGAAACTGAAAGCAGTGAAGGTGGAGAAGACGGTGACCAAAGTGATGAAGGTGGTTTCAAAATATCTCAGCAACCTTCTGCTGATAATGGTGATACTACTGGTGGTATGGGTGGACAATCTTACGATGATGATGAGGTTAGAACTCAGCAAGCATTTGATGAGCAAACTGAAAGTTTAAGTCGTAAGGATTATCATGGAAGACCTAACCAGTATGTTGAGTTACCTAAGAAATTAGATATCAATAAGATCACTGTTGACTGGACAGAAATCCATGACTGGATTGATCAAAGACGTGAAGCATACATTGAAGATCAAAGAGAATATCTTGAGAAGTATTCTGATTACGGTGCTACTGGTTTTGATGAAGCAAAAACTGAGTACCAGAAGTTTCGTAAGCAATCTCAGAAAGAAGTTAACTATCTTGTAAAAGAGTTCGAGATGAAGAAATCTGCTGACTCTTATGCTCGTGCTGCTACTGCTAGAACTGGAGTATTAGACACATCAAAATTACACACTTACAAGTACAACGAAGACCTTTTCAAAAAGGTAACAGTTCTACCTGATGGTAAGAATCATGGATTAATCTTTGTATTAGATTGGTCTGGATCTATGTCTCATTGCTTACATTCAACTGTTAAGCAACTTCTTAACTTGACTTCATTCTGCAAGAAAGTTCAGATTCCATTTGAAGTATATGCTTTCACAAATGAGTGGAAGATAGTCAATAGAATCAAGAACAATCAAGCAGATGATTCATACAGTTCTGGTTGGTACTACGGTGGTAAAGATTGTGCTAATGCTGTAGAAGGAGAACTATATGTTGATCCAGATGAGTTCAACATGATGAACCTAATCTCATCACGTAGTAATGCACGTGACTATGAGAGACAGTGTTTGAATGTTTGGTACGAGTCTTTTCAATATGAGTGTCGTACATTCTACAGACCTACAGAAGGTATGCAGTTATCTGGAACTCCATTGAATGAAGCAATCATTAGTTTGAACTACATGATACCTCAGTTCAAGAAAGATAATGATCTTCAGAAAGTTAATGTAGTTATCTTATCTGATGGTGATAGCACATATGCTCAATTTGCTAAGAAGGTAATGAATCATCTAGATGAAGATGAAAAACTACGTGTTGTTTCAGTTGGTGAATATTGTGTACTAAGAGATCGTAAGACTGGAAGAGTATACCCTCAATTCTTATCTTCTTATGTTCATGTTACTAACACCTTGATCAGACAAGTAAGAGATAGGTTCCCAGAAGTAAACATCATTGGAATCAGATTATGTAAAGGTGGCGAACTATCAAGTTTCGTATCTCGCTATGCTGATTCTACTAAGTACGATGATGTACAACAGCAGTGGAAGAAACATAAGTCTGCAATCATTCCTGATGCTGTAGCTTATTCTGCACTGTATGCTTTAAGGTTAGAATCTTTAGATGAAGAGACTGAGTTTGAAGTTGCATCTGATGCATCTAAAGGACAGATTACCAGAGCATTCAAAAAGATGCTTAAGAGCAAGTCCACCAACAAAAAAGTACTAAGTGCTTTCGCCGAGATGGTCAGTTAACAAACTGACCACTCATGGTACACAAACGTTACCACATCCCTTATACTTATATCATACACAAGAAATCCAATGCCTTTCCAAGCAACATTTACAAACGAAGATCTAAGCGACTTCTTCTCAGGCAAATCTGAGATTGATTCATCTGACGTAAAGGCTGCTGCTAACCATTTTAAAGTACAGGTTCAGAGTCTAACTAAGCGTCTTAACAAATTACCTAACTTCCAGAAAGTTTCTAGAGGTAAATGGAATTTAACCATAGCAGAGAAACTAGAGAGAGTCTATGAAGGACTACCAGCAGTGCCTACAGTAGAACAAGATCTTGTACCTCAAAAAGATCCTAACTACGTACCATTTGGTAACTTCTCTGACGTTAAGAGAATTATCAATTCCAACATGTTTTATCCAACTTTCGTTACTGGTCTATCTGGTAACGGTAAGACACTTAGTGTAGAGCAAGCATGTGCTCAACTAGGACGTGAACTTATTCGTGTAAACATTACTATCGAAACTGATGAAGACGATCTTGTGGGTGGGTTTCGCCTTGTTGATGGGGCAACTGTCTGGCATAACGGACCTGTCGTTGAAGCACTTGAACGAGGAGCAATCTTGTTACTCGATGAGGTTGACTTGGCTAGTAACAAAATCCTATGCCTCCAATCCATACTTGAAGGTAAAGGGGTGTTCCTCAAAAAAATCGGTAAAGTGGTCAGACCTGCGATAGGATTCAATGTTATTGCAACTGCTAACACTAAAGGTAAAGGTTCTGACGATGGTAGATTCATCGGTACTAACGTATTGAACGAAGCATTCTTAGAAAGATTTGCTTTGACCTTCGAGCAAGAATATCCTACTCCTAAGACTGAGCAGAGAATCCTTGAGAAGGTTGCTGCTAACCTAGGTGTACTTGATGAAAAGTTCTGTGAGAATTTAGCACAGTGGTCAGACATCATTCGTAGAACATTTAAGGATGGTGGTATCGATGAGATCATTTCGACTCGTAGACTTGTACACATCATTCGTGCCTTTGCAATCTGGAATGATCGCATGAAAGCAATCAAGGTATGTGTAAATAGATTTGATGAAGAGACTAAGCAATCCTTCATTGACCTATATGATAAGATTGATGCAGATGTAGAAACTACTGAGGAGGTATCATGAATATTATTTTAGAAAGATTTCCATATCGTTATGTTGAAGACGGTATTATTGAATTGAATGGTAAACCAGACTATCGTATTCAAAAGTTTAATGAGTACACTAGAAGGTACAATGATATGTACTATCTGGATAGTTCTATTCAATTAGATCTCGCTCTTGAAGATGCTGAATACACTAAATGGTTAGACCCTGCTGGTGTACCATGTTACGTTAAAGATGAGGCACGACACTATGAGTAAGAATGGTTACTTGGGTCATATAGCAACCCTTAAAGATGGTAGATCAGGTAAGATCCTAGAAGGAGTTGGTTCTCCTTCTAGTCCTAAACATGAAATTATTTTGGAATCTCTTGACGGATCGACCATAAGATGTTATCATTATGATATACGATACGTATGGAACCCTTGAAATATAATGAGAACGAGATCTTGAAAGAGGTCTCAGACTATATCAGTGGAACTTACAGGGGTCACTACTCCTCAAACAATGTTCAGACATTGGACTTGATTGATTCAGTAGGTGACGCAGAAGCATTCTGTAGGTCTAATATTTTG